ACTTCAACAGCAGAAGCTTCTGCAAAATACGGTGCCGTTAGAGTAAAAATTAATGGTACTGATAAATGGATTCGAATATACGATGGCCCTGTATAGGAGATTAAATGGCTCTTATAAAAGTTCAAATTATACCAGGAATAGATAAACAAGATACCGAATATGGTGCCGAAGGCAAATGGGTTGATTGTGATAATGTTAGATTCAGGTATGGTCTTCCAGAAAAAATAGGTGGTTGGTCAAAAGTAAACACAAGTGCACTTGTTGGTTCAGCACGTGGTATTATAACTTGGTTTTCTTTAGATGGAGACCAATACACGATTACTGGAACTAATAAAAAACTTTACGCTTATCAAAACCAAGCGTGGTATGACATCACACCAATAAGAGAAAGTGGTGCATCAATAACTAATTTTACAACAACAGATACATCAACTTCTGTTACCGTAACAGACGCTACCCATGGTGCTATAGAAGGTGACTTTGTTACTATATCTAGCGTGTCAGGAACAGCGAATGGAATTACAGCCGCTAATTTACAAGGCGAATTTGAAATACAATCAGTTACCGATACAAACAATTATGTTATTACAGCCAAGGCTGCAGCTACTGGCACTGGTGCTAGTGGTGTAACAGGCACGGCAGAATATCAAATAAATACTAACCCAGCTTTTTCTGTTTTAGGATATGGTTGGGGTACTGGACCTTGGGGTGGTGTTGGTAGTGGACCTGGTTGGGGCACATCACGTGCATCTCTTTCTGGATCAAATAACGTTCAACTAGATTCTGGTAAATGGTCACTTGATAGCTGGGGTGAAGATGTATTAGCACAACAACTTAATGGTGGTTTATATTACTGGGATACTTCTGCTAGTACTTCAACAGTTCAACGTGCAGTAAGTTCCACAGTATCAAACGCACCTACATCTAGTAGGTTCGTATTAGTTTCTGGTACAGATAGACACGTCATTTGTTTTGGAACAGAGACAACAATAGGGTCTGCATCAACTAGAGATGATATGTTTATACGTTGGTCTGACCAAGAAAACGTAAACGAATGGGCTGCAACAGTTACAAACACTGCAGGCTCACAAAGATTAACAGATGGATCAAAACTTGTTTCAGCTAAACGTTCACGTGGCGCTGTATTAATTTGGTCTGATACTGCTTTATACCAAATGCAATTAATTGGAGCTCCATTTACTTTTGGTTTTCAACAACTAGGTTCTGCTTGTGGATGTGTAGGATTACACGCAGCTGTAGAATCTAACGGTAGATCATTCTGGATGGGTATTGATTCATTCTTCATGTTTGATGGTTCTGTTCAAAAAATACCGTGCAGTGTAGAAGATTATGTCTTTAAAGATATAGATGAAGCATCACAAAAAGATACATTTGCTGGTTTAAATACAGAGTTTAATGAAGTAACATGGTTTTATTGTTCCAATGGATCTAACATAATTGATCGGTGCGTAACTTACAATTACGCTGAACAAGTTTGGAGTATAGGAACTTTATCTCGTTCTTCATGGGCAGATAAAGGGGTGTATGGTTTTCCATATGCAATGGAATTTAATTCTACAGATACTGCAGCTACAATTAGCACTATCACAGGTTTAACAGAAGGCAGAAGTTATATGTATGCACAAGAAAATGGAAACGACGCAGATGGTACTGCACTTACATCACATGTTACATCTGGAGATTTTGTTATACCACAAGCTGGTGAAAAGTTAATGTCAATTAAAAGATTTATACCTGATTTTAAAAATCAAAAAGGAACAGTTAATGTAGATCTTAATTTTAAATTATATCCTGCAAGTAGCACTGTTACTAATGGTCCTTTTGCAGTTACAACATCAACGACTAAAGTTGATACACGTGCACGTGGAAGACAAGCTTCCATTAAAATTTCTACATCAGCTGTTGATACAACTTGGCGTTATGGAACTTATCGTGCAGAAATACAACCTGACGGAATGAGATAATGGCACAGATAAATATACCAAGATTACCACAAGCACCGGATGAATATAATAAAGGTCAAATTGATCAGATGATTCAATCATTAGATTTACTTATTCAATTATTAAATAGCTCTTACACACCGGAAACTCTTAGGAATGAAGATGAAGCTTTTAACTGGTTTATTGCATAATGGCTAACGCATATAAAAAAGTAATGGAAACTAAGTCATCTACGGGTGACCATAGTATCTATACATGTCCTACAGCTACGACAGCTATTATTAAAACAGCATGGGTTTATAATGGTTCTGGAGGATCAGCACAATTGACGTTAAAAATCAATAGTACAACCATTGCTTATGATGGTGCAGTAGCAGATAAGTATACAAAATCATGGTTTTATCTTGCTTCTGGTGATATAGGTATACTGGAAGCTGGAGATATATTAAAAATTAACACGAACGCACAGCCAATAACGGTTTATTTAAGTCTATTGGAGATATCATAATGATTGAAACTAAAGAAAATACTTGCTATAAGGAGAGATTATGCCTATAAAAGATGACGGAGTAGTAGAGTACGTTGAGATAGATGGCGAACAGGTACCAAAGATCGTTGTCCCAGCAGAAATAACTATCACCAATACGGAAACAGGACAAGAATACGGTTCAGCTAAAGAGGCTGAAGATGATGTTGCTAATCCTGCCACTGCTACAAAAGCGGAACACATCAGGCAAGATGTTGTTATCCAAGCAGCAATTCATAAAATATTAGAAGGTAAAGCAGGAGACGTATAATGCCAATAGTAATAGAACCACAATATAATCCAGGAACAACAATAGGTCCAGGAGGAATGGGATTTGCTCCTCCTACACCAACATACACACCTAACATAGTATCTGATCCTTACAGTTCTTTTACTGATGAAGATATGTACCGTGATGTATCATTTCCAACTCAAGCAATGGCTGATGCATACGATTATGGTTATGGACAAAAGATAGGAAATTTATACGACGCTAACACAGGGACAATTCCTTCCTATGCATATGATGGATATAGTGTTAATCCAAACGTGTTTGCAAATGTATATGGTGGTGGACCAGATGGTCCTTACAACAGAGGCGCAAAACTTTTAGCTGAACAATATAATAACCCTAGTATAACTAATAATTTTGATTACGTCGGACCTCAACAAGATGTTTTAGATATAATAGCATTTAATAATGCGTTACAGGCAGGCGAAATAGATGTGGATCCAATGTACATGGATGAAGATATGACTTATAATATATCAGATCCTGAATTATACATGACACAGGAAGAACAAGTAGCTGATGAACCAAATGCTTTTGTAAAAACTTTAATGGAAAATTATGGAAGAGGTAATCCTTTTATGCAAGATTTAAGTGGCACATACGATAATTATTTTGGAGAAACTTTTGGTATGGATGAAGATCAAGTTGGCTTACGTGATGTTGTGAATGATATTAAAATAGCTACAGAAAAAAATGCTGATATGATTGAAGAACCCACTTTAGAAATGTATCCATTAGAACCGGTGAAAGAAATTGATCTAATGGATGAACAGTTTGATGGTGCTAATCTTGGCAACTACGATTTATTTCATCTAATGCAAAATGGATATTCTCTTGAAGAAGCACAAGCAATTCTTACGGAGCAAGGCTTAGCTTAATGGGTTGGTTAGATAAAGGTTTTAAAAATTTAGTTAAAGGCGCAAGGGACACGCTTAAGGGCCCAGGTGGTATAATGTTACTAAGTGCAGCAGCACCTTGGTTAGCAGCTAGCGCAGGACCGTGGGCAGCTAGTTTAGCTAGTAAATATCCTATGTTGGCAAAAATGGGTGCAAGCCCGTTAGGAAAATTGGCTACAGGTGCAATGAAATCACCATGGGTTAAAAATGCTTTAACTAATGCAGCAATGCAAGGTGGTATAGCTGCTCTCACAGGATCTAAACATCCTTGGAAAGCAATGGGCTATTCTGCTTTAGCATCAATGCCATTTACCGCATTACAATCAGCACAAGCTGCAAATGCTTTTAATAAAGCTAATAATCTTACGGGAACTGATTCCGCAGCTTCATGGTATGATATGGCACTTGGAAAAGATCTAACTATTCCAAGTAAAATAAAAATTAAAGATTTACCTTATGGAAGTGAAATGATAGACGATGTATCTTTTGAACCAAGCATGTCACAAATAGAAGCTGGGTATGAGATTCCTCAAATTGAAAGACAAATTATACACCCTCACTATAAAGAAACAGTTATACCTGCTAAGACTTTTGAAAACATATCTAAGTCTCCAGGAATTGACATGTCTTACTTTACTAATCCTGGTCAAGCAGAACTAGCAGCTTCAAATCCAGGTATACTAGGTTT